TTACCCCCCCTACGCTTAGCACAAGGATTAGGTTAAAATGGCTTCTCGAAACAGGAAATACACTATCCGGTACGGCGGCGAGTTTGCCGGCGCTAGTAATAACGGCGACAGACTCGTTCCCGCCTATACCGGAGAGCATTCCTGTATCGATGAGACACATCCCGGTCCTCCCTATAACGATGGTGGCCCTCTACTTGTGAAGAAGAAGAAAGTCTTCATTAAGCGGTCGGGTCATCATTATGTTTTCTACCATAGCAGTCTCGGCTGGTATGACGGAAAAATGTACATTAATCCGTACATCCCGTCGCCCGAGCCTTCACCCATCAGCTTAGTTGGCTGGGGAGTGAAGGGTTACAATGCTACTATTCCTACACACCCGATTTATCAATTGGGTGTCTCAATAGGCGAACTTAAGGACTTGCCTGGGATGGTTTCCCAAACTAAGCAAGGGTTCCGACTTCTGATGAAACACCACTTCAGTTTAACTAGTGGTGTAAAAACAGTGCGGGACTTCCTTAAACGCGCGAAGAGCTTACCTAAGGGTACCGGCGATGCCTATTTGTACGGCGCTTTCGGTCTTTATCCAATGTTACAGGATCTACTGTTTCTTCTTCAGATGCAGCAGAAACTTGACAAAAAGATAGACTGGTTGCGTCGTCACAATGGTAAAGCCGTACGCAGAAAGATTACGTTAAACGAAGATGGGTTTAGCGAGGACATACCGAGGAATGTTTCCCCGTTTGTCACCGTTGGTCCAACTTTGTCGACCGATCTCTATGCACCTGGGCAAGGTAGTTCACAAGCCTTTCCGATTCTTAAGACGTACCAGCGTCGGATATGGTTTGCGGCGAAATACCGCTACTATATTCCTGAACTGGCCAAGGATCCGCGTATCAACCCACCTTCTGGTGATTTGAAACGTTTCCTTCTTGGTCTTTCACCAGATCCGAGCATCATTTACAAACTGATGCCTTGGAGCTGGTTGATCGATTGGTTTGTGCCGGTAGGATCTTCCTTGTCGAACGTCTACAACATGGCCAAATACGGCGTGATTGCACAGTACGCTTATGTTATGTGTAGCGAAAGCTTCACATATCAGGCGCCCGGTAAAATCATTCTGCATTCTGGTAAGTTGTCTCCGTCGTTCACTTGGGTTAGTCCTGATTGGACTTTTTCCGGCGTGAGTCGGACTGAGTACGAGTTCAGGCAAAGGGAGGTTGCAAACCCTTTCGGGTTTGGGGTTACTTATGCGTCTTTATCGGCGTATCAGTGGTCCATCCTTGCTGCACTAGGACTCTCGAGGGGCAGTAAACACTCTGCCCCACGAGCGTAATATGTAAGCTACGAGAGCTTACCAACAACAAGAAAAGGAACTAACATGTTCGCAGATCCCATCTCAATTTCGGTAGGGCAAACTAATGCCATTTCCGGAGGGACCGCAAAGTCTATGGCTCGTATCCGGACTGATGGATACGCGTCGGAGTATTCGACGTCGGACGCTCTTTATACTGCTAAGATCACCCACACTCGTGGGAATCGTACGCGGTCTGAAGCGCGGCTCGACTTCTATACTCCGTACACGGATCCGTCGACCGGTTTGACCAAAACTGTGTCTGCAAGTGCTTATGTCGTTCTTAATAGACCGACGGCTGGCTTTACTACTGCCAACCTGACGGATATCTTGACCGGCATTTGCGGCTACATGTCACAGTCGGCCAATATGACGAAATTTCTCGCACTCGAGTCTTGATCTAAATGGTCAAGCTCACTTGTGCGTTCGTCACATGGACGGACTTTACGAGTTGTCTGCATTCTAAATTGCAGGCAATCTGGGAACCTGTTAGGCTATGGATTGAAACCCTCCTTTCATAGGAGAATCAATGAAAAGCCTAGAGATCCTTCTTGGACTACTTGATGAAGCACATTTTAACACTTGTGCTAGTATATATCGCGATAAGGTGACAATCGAATCGCGATTCAAACACGAGGGTGAATCCTTTTTAGGGATCACTCTCCCCATGTTCTCCGAGTGGCTTGAAGAAAGCCTACGCGAAGGACGTGTGGCGACCTGGATTTACTCACGGTTTCGCAAGAGACCTAAAAGTAAATCTGTCTTACCTTGTTTCTTACAAGGGTTGACATGTCGTGTGTTTGACTCTAAGACTGGTGAGGTCTACGCTAAAGGTAAGCGTGATCCCATAGCCGTTAAGTTCATACGGCAGATCTGCTTGTGGTATAAGAAAGTTTTCTTAGTCTGCGATCCTGTAAGGGATCAAAAGGCTAAGGAGGCTTATCACACTTTAGATCTTAGTCTTAGGAAGATGCCAAAATTCCCAGAGGAAAAGGTCTTCGTTTTAAATGCTGTTTGCCGACGGTTCTTTCCGAAGGTAGAAAGCATTTTTATGAAGATGGCCGATGATGAATCGGTCCTTCCACGGCATGGTCCGGGAGCTACTGCCGACAAGGCATGGGCAAACGGAAAGTACCGTAGTCGCGATTTCTTGAGAAGATGGGATCCTTTGTTCAGCTGGGAACATTTATATGGTTTTTCAACCATACACCAGTCGAACAGAGAGGTTACTCAACCTAGGGATGAATTACCTGTGAAGGTAGTTTCCGTCCCGAAAACAATGAAGACCTCACGCATCATCTGCGTTGAACCTACCGCCATGCAGTATGCTCAACAGCTAACTGCTGCGCGTTTGGTGAAGAGTCTTCACTATGTTCGCCCTTCTGGGCGGCATTCGCCTACACTGTACAGTCATCTTAACTTTACCGATCAGCGACCAAATCAGGAAGCTGCGCGGAAAGGATCGATTGACGGCAGTATAGCGACGGTTGACCTCTCTGAAGCATCCGATCGAGTCAGTTGTCAACTGGTCTCGCTCGTTTTTCGCCATAGTCCTACGGGTAAACAGCACCTTTTCGGGTGCCGTTCGT